GCTATCCTGGAATGAATCGCCCGACTTTAACTTGCCAGCGGCAACGGCAGCCTTAACATCAGAAGGCGATGCGAATTTCTGCTGGCCGGAAGCAGCCTGTTGAGGCTTCGCCTGCCCGATAATCTTATGCCAATCCTTGATTTCGGCATCGGTGAATAGCGGGTTTTTCTTGTAATAGGCCGTGACTTCCTTGTCGAAACCAGCGTCAAGCGTGCCGTTCTTTTCCTTGTAGTTCTGGGCGCGCTCGGCAATATCTGCGTTGCGCTCGTGAGTGCGCTTGGAGATTTCAACGAGCAGCTTATTGGCAGGAACGGAATTCTCAGGCGACGCCGCGGCCTCGCGCGCCATATTGATCTCGGCCACGCGGATTTGCCCGAGGCCCTTCAAGGCGCCAAGGGATGACAGCACATTCGCCGCGGTCGCCTTCCGAAGATATTCCTGCGGAACAGCCGCTTCAGGATCGATGCCAACAGCGCTTTTCAGGCGCTTGTAGAGCAGGTTGTATTTTTCGCCGACGCCAGAGAAGAAATTCGGATCGTTCATCTGCTCCTGCAGCAATTGAAGCTGCGGGATTTCCATCTGGGCCTTGGTGCCGTTTTCGATCAGCGCCTCATATTTCTTGGCGCCTAGTTTTGCCTCTTCCGTTGCCGCTGTCTTCCGACTTTCGTTGTCAGCCATCCATTCGTTGAACGGCAGATTACCGCCCTGCCGACGATAGAGGTCATAGTTCTTGATGTCAGGCGTGGGTGCGCCCTGATCCTGCAGCGCCTTCAACCGGGCGAGCGCGGCGGCCTGTACCGACTTGGGATAAGCAGGGTTCGAGGCAACAGCCGTATAGACTGCAATTTGCTTTTGGACTTCCGGATCCATGCCGGTAGGAACAGCCCCGCGCGTTGACGTGGCTGGAGGGGCACCGAACGTGCCCTGGTTCTGCTGCGGATTGACCGGAGGAATGTCCTGCTGCTGCGGCTGGCCGGGCTGCGCTGGTTGCCCTATACCCATGCGCTTGAGTTGAGCAACGGCCGGCGCAAGGACGTTTCGTATCTGGGGATTGTTGATATCGATCGGTGCTGTGGGGTCTACGCCAAGTTGGCGAGCAACGGATTCACTGGCGGCCTGCAATTGATCGTTCGGGATGCCCTGTGCGGCAAGCACCTTCATGACGGTCGCGCCGCCGGCTGGCTGTGGAGGTTGTGGAATATCTGTCTGCCCGCCCCGATTGGCTGAAGGAGTGGCCGTGACGGTAGCACCGCGGCTGGCTGACGGGGGGCCAATATTTGATTGCGGCTGTCCACTCTCAAGCCGCCCGAGCGCTTCCGCGGCCTGCTGGCCCGCAGCCAACTGCTGGCGCTGGATGTCGAGATTGGATGCCGCGGTTCCTTCAGCGAGACCTCCTTTTTGAAAGAGGACTTTCGCCATTGCGCCAAAATCAGGCTGGCCGGCGGCATCCAAGGGAACGCCGTTCTTGAACGCCTCGCGAAGATCGTTCTTGGCACGCTGTTCCTTGCCGGACCAATAAGCATCCGGCAAAGTGCCGAGTCCTGAAAAATCAACGCGAGAACTCGCCCCCGCGCCGCCAGCAATGATCTGGTCGATATCAGCCATTAGCCAAACCCACCGAACAGGCCCGAAGCGAGCTTACCAGCGCCCAGCAACGCGCCGAACTGATTGGCTCCTACATTGTAGTTGTTCATTGTTGCAGCGGCATTCGATACGCCCTGACCCGTATAGTTCGCATTCGCAGCATTGCCTTGGCCGGTGAAGGATTGATTGAGCGCGCCGCCTTGGCCCGTCGCAATGTTAGCCGCGCCAGCAGTCGCCTGCTGCTGCCCGCTGAGATAAGGCTGCAGGCCCGCCTGATAATTCTGCCAAGTCTGTCCGGCCAAACCCGTCGTGAATTTGGCTGCATCAAGGTCAGCGTTTCCACTTGAAGGATTTCCTGCTGCGGCGTGCTGCCGGGCTATCGCTTGCAAGCCTTGGTCGTTGGCGAAGTTGAACCCGCCATAGGCGCCTGAGTGCAGGAAATCGTCATAGGCTTTTGCTGATCCTGCTGCACCGTTCGCACCTGAGACATTGCCATAGGCTGTTGCTCCGGCGTTGTTCGCCGCAAGTAATGGCTGGTAGTATCCGGTCGCAGTTGCCGCGCCAGTATTAATTGCATCGCGGCCTTGTCCATACGTTGACGATAGGGCATCATAACCCTGCTGCAAGCCAGCGTTGCGCTGCTGGGCGGCCTTCTCGGCGGTATCATTGCTGAAAAGATCAAAGAGTCCTATGGGAGCCTCCTGTTAGGCTGGCGTCCACAGCATGGTCGCTGTCTTGAACGTGAGAACTTGATTGTTCGTCGGCGCGGTCGTTGACACGTCAGGCAACTGCGCGAGCTTGTGATGCTGCTGGAAATATTCGTACCAGGTCTGGTTCATGAGACCTGTTTGCGGATCGACAAGCGGAACATCATTGCCGGGAAACGGTTTGCTCATCTCGGATCGGCCCGCAGCAGCGTGTTACTTTGAGACGCGCCCAGAAACGCTATTTTCACATTCGCTGATGCCTTCAGGCGCCAGCGGCGGCCCTGTGATCCGGTCATGCCCGTGCGCAAAACTGTGATCTGGGTTGGCGTTGCCTGCACGCCTAGCTTGCGGGTGATTTCATTGCCCCACGTCACCCCGAGGTTTTGCGTCCATGTGATGCCAACCTCTGGATCCGTATCGGTCGGGTCGGTGCCAGTCGCGACGCCAACGCCAGTGACGAAATTGAAGTCCGCCCGCGTGACGCGCGTTCTGTTCGGAAAGTTCTGAACTGGACCGCTCTCGATATGAAATACCAGCGGTGAACCATATTCGTCATACGCGGTATCGCTGACATAGAGCAGCCGACCGAGCGCGGCATCACCGACAATCCATTTTCCGAAGGCGTAGCAGCTCGCAACGGCCCGCCATGTGGTTGTCAAATAGCTGGTGCGTTCGTTCCACTTCTGGGATCCGAGATCGAATTCCCAGCACCAGGCGGGACACTTCAGAACCCACTTGGGATGTCCCTGAGCGATATAGACAAAGGCTTCCAGCGTAGATTTGGTCGTGACCGCGGTAATTAGCCGATCAAGATCAGGAGGCGAAATCTTCAGTGGGTTCGGCGTGCCGTTGGCCTGCACCACGGAGTTGTCGTCCGCGACCCAGATCAGAGATGAGCCGAAACCATCTTCATGCCCTGCCACGGCATAAGGGCTCGCAAGCCCCCTCTGCAGCACGTAGGAGCGCGTGAACGGGAAGCCTGTCGGGTTGGCTGTATTGGTGTAGACCTCGCCAAAGGCCGGTCCTAGCGCTACCAGTTGGCCGTTAAAGGTCAGGCACCGGGTAAGGCCGCCCGGCTTGGATTGCGCCTTGGTCCTGTCGAGCGTGCTGACCGTGACATCGTTCAAACCGGATGCCTGCAGCGTGCCGTCGCCCCACGAAAAAATAAAGTATCCATCCATGAAGCATACGGAATTGGGAGCGCCGACATCGACATCCGCAAAGGCGCTGACTGCCGTAGTCGATACCGAGAAAGCCCCCGTTCCGGGAGCGACACACACCACGTCAGGCGTTGCCTTGTTGTTGCGAGCCCAGAAAACCTTTTCAGTTCCGGTCAATGTACCCGTGAGAACGGTTTCAACGCCCGCCGACGTGAACTTGCTGACCTTGCCGGACCAAGCCGCATAAAGCGTCGTGTTGTCGAGGTTCAGCGCCCCGCGAAAGCCGGTCTGCGCGGCCGATGAGCCGAACAACGCAAGGCCGGGGCATTTGCGCCAGACAACAGGAGGAGGCGCCGTTTTCTTGTCGGCCTCGACAACCCGTCCAAGCTGTTCCGCATAGCAATTGATCAGCCTACCGGCGCTTTCCTGCGGCGTAGCCCCCGGAGCTGAGGAAAGCGGAAAAGGAATATGCGCCACTAGAAGAACTCAACCTGCTGCGGCCCATAGCCCGGCGTTTGTCGCATCAGCACGCGAATGCGGTTGCGGAGCTGCATCGCCTTGGCTTCGTCCGACTTGCCGCCGAACTCATCCGCGCCGGCGTTGGCAACGAGCTTGGAAAACGGCATGAACAGCTCATCAGCCAGATCGTCAGCATCAGCAATGTATGTCGTGCCATCCGCGTTGATCTCGGCTATTTCGCTGTCAATATAGCCGTCCAGCGCTTCCGCATCTTCCGCAGACGGGTCGGCGCCGACATCCCAGCCTGTGAGGATCGCCAACGCCTTGAAGCGGATTTCAGCTCGGGTTTTCGACATGATCGCCCTTCGGCGGCCGGCCGGGAACACCGGAGACCTCAAAGAACTTGTTTCGACGGGCGCGGGCGATCGTGTCTTTGTCGGTCACTTCCACCGGAACGCCTTTCGGAAACTTCATGTCAAAGCATGTCGTGAACGACGGGCCGGCGTACTCCTGGGTGTCCTCGCCAAGCCAAGTGATTTTCGCCATTTAGAAACTCCATTGAAAGAGGAAGCGGGGCCGGAGCCCCGCGCCACTCAGTTGTCGGTATTCGGGACGTACTGGACGATCACGTCTGCCGTGCCGGCGGTCGCGTTGCTGTTCTGGCCGGCGTAAACGCAGGTGATTGTGGCTTCCACCGTCTGCTGGATGTTCGTCGTTGCCGCGAGTTCATCCAGAACGATGTAGCCGACTGCCGATAGGTCGAGCAATGTTGCATAGGCGTTGTCATCGGTTGTCGAGCCGATGAAACCGACGATCAGCGTATCCGTGCCGGAATCGTTGAAAGCCGTGACGACATGAACGCCGCCGCCGATGACGGAAGCACCGGCCGGGAGTTTCCCGACCGTAATAGTTGAACCATTGGTGAGATAGGTGATGCGCTTGCGCAGAAAGTGAACCGTCTGCGATTGGTTGACGCGCGCTGAAGGGCCGCTCATGTTTTGATCTCCTTAGAATGCGGCCGTGACGGTCACGCCACGAGCGAGAGGAATCCAACGCAGGTAATGCTTCCAAAGGCCCGTGGTGGTATCAGCACCGCCGATGGTCATGGTGATGATGCCGGCGGGGACATAGATGCCGCCGCCGGTTGATGTGGTTGGCCCAGCCAGGGCCACGCCAGCAGTCTGGGTAATCACGGGCGCCGTCGTCAGTGCCGTGAAATTGCAGTAAACAACTGCGCCAGCGATCGAGTTTGTCAGCGAGGACGACGCGCCCGTGAAGGTCGTCGCCGCCCCTACCGTACCGTCCGCGCTCCATTGCAGCGTTGATGCCGCAGCATCGCCGCCGGTCGTGCAATACGAAACGAGGTCCGTGATACGGATCGGGCCGCCGGCAACCGTGAACACGGTCGTTCCGGTTGCAAGAATGGCCGAGCCGGTGGTGGTGACAGAGCTAAAGCCGTCAACCCCACCGTCAACAACGAGAAGTGTCATGATGAAGGTTCCTTACCAGTTCGGTGGGATGTAGGTGATGACTACGGAAGCAGCGCCCGTGGTGGCCGCCGTGCCGGTCTGCGTGTATTTCACGTAGATGTCGGTATCGCTGGAGAAAGTCAGAGAGGCACCCGTGAGAACGATGGTCATTCCCGTTGAGCCCTCCACAACTTCACTCGCACCGACGATATCGGCATCGCTTCCCGCTGACGTTCCGACCGTGAGAACATTGGTCGTTGCCGCGTTGAATGCGGTTGTGATGCGAACACGAGCATCACAAATCATGGAGCCGGCCGGGATGCGCCCGACCTTGACGGTATCGGTAGTGCCGATCCCGACTGTGTTGTAGGAGATGTCTTTGCCGATGAAATGGACGTTTTGCGAACCGTCATTCCGGGCAATGCCCGATGTGGACATGATTTGATCCTTTCAGAAAAGGGAAAGGGGCGGCATTTGCGCCGCCCTCATGTCCGGGGTTACGAGTCGGCCGCCGCAGCAAAGAAGGCGGTGGCGATGCCCCATTCCTTCAGCTTGCTGTCGGTGGTCTTCTTGAACATCTTGCCGACGCCGTAGGCCGTCTCGATGCCAACACCCTGGTTGAAACCGTAGTCGGTGTTGTCGAGCTGCGTGGGCTTCGCCATCTGGCCGTAGGCCATGACCATCGCCGACTGGCCGCAGAGCCAGACCGGACGAACTTCCGTGGTGCCCGATGCGCCGGCAGTCGTGTAGAACGTCGGCGCGCGGGTATCGATCTCGGGGACCTCACGATGGATCACACCATCATCGAGCAAGTCGCCGTCCTGAAAGATCGGGTTCTTGTTCATGCCGTTCCCTTCACGGGGGCGGGCATCCTTGTTGATGGTTTCCAGATCGGTCTTGAGATCGCGGAACGTCCGTGAACCATGGAAGGCCACGAAGTATTCCTTGCCGTCCGTGTTCTTGTACGGGCGCAGCTTGGGGCTGGCCGCACGCGCGATGCGCTTGAGCAGCCGCATGGCAGCGCGGTTGCACTTGTCGTCCGTGGTATCAAGCGTCGCGGTCGC